AAGATTTTGGTGCAGTTGATAAACCAACAACACAAGAAGAGGGTAACATGGGACTAAATTACACAGAATTAATTGCACCTTTAATCAAAGCGGTACAAGAACTATCCGCTAAAGTAACCGCATTGGAGGCTAAATAAAATGACAACACCTCAAGAGGAACTAACAACAGTGAAAGCAAGACTTGATTCTAATATTGCCAAAGTTCAAGAGATACAAGCAAAAATCAAAAAGCTACAGGAAGAGGGGCAAGTATTAACACAACCAATTATGGAAGATCAAGGTGCTTTAAAAGTTCTTGAAAAGTTAATTGGTGAACCTACCACCTAAAACTATTAAACTATTCACAAAAGGTTTTTAACATGGCCTATTCCTACACATGGGAAATCAACGAAAGCAATATGATTTCAGATGTTTCTGATGGTTTTATTACCACCATTGTCTACAGAGTGAAAGGGATGGACGGAAGCGAAGAAAAAGCAAGAGCAACTGGAGAAATTAAATTAACAAAACCTTCTTCCTTGCCTAGTGATTTTGTTGCTTTTAATAGCGTGACCAAAACAAAAAGTTTGGAATGGGTAAAGGCAGCATTGGGAGCGACAGAAGTTACAGCAATAGAAAACGGTTTAAAAGCTCAAATTGATTTAATTAATACCCCAACTGAAAAGGTTGGTGCTCCTTGGGCTTAAAGCATTAAACTAAAAGTAAAAAATGGCAGATCGCAAAGTTACGGCATTAACTGAACTGACGGCTCCTGTAGCTGATGATGTTCTGCCAATTATTGACACTAGCGAGTCATCAAACTCGGCTAAGAATAAAAAGATTCAATATACAACGCTATTAAGAAACCTGCCGTCAGGAAGCAATACAACACCTTCTGTAGGTTTTACGGCTGATAGTGGGGTTACAGGTTTTTATCGATCTGCTGCAAATACTCTTTCTGTTTCTGTTAATCAAACATTAGTCGGATCATTTCAATCAAGCGGGTTACAACTAGGAGCAGGAACACCAGCCGCACAACTCCATTTATTTAGTTCAGATACGACTGATCAGATCATATTTGAAAATAGTGATGCAGGAACCGATACAGCCCCAGACCTTGTTCTATATCGTAATTCTGCCAGCCCTGCAAATTCTGATAGTTTAGGAAACCTTTCCTATCGAGGTGAGGATTCAGGTGGTAACGCTCACGATTATGCCTCAATCGTTGCATCAATTGGAACAGTAACAAATGGATCAGAGGATGGCATCCTTGATTTAATGTCATCAGATAGTGGAACACTTGCTTCAAGAATACGTTTATCAAATTCAAAAGTTGGGATACATGAAACGGCTCCTGCTTATCCTTTACATCTAACAACATCAGCGGCGGGTACTTCTTTCCAAATAGAAAACAGTACTGATACAGCAGCATCAACAGCAGATGTTTGTTTATATTCCAGACGTGGAGCGAGTGGAGCTGGTCAAGATAATGACGTTTTATCTACGATATTTTGGCAAGGAAAGAATGATGCTGGAACACCTGAAACTGTTCTTTATTCGTCAATTGAAGCGAAAATAATTGATGCTTCTGATGGTACAGAAGACGGACAGATTAATTTTAAGGTGATGGATGCGGGGGCATTAACAACACAGTTTTCTATTGATGCAAATTTATTAACTGTTGGTGATGCTGTTGATATTGCAACTAATACAAGTACAGGGACAAAGATAGGAACTGCAACAGGTCAAAAGATCGGGTTCTGGAATACAACACCAGTCGATCAACCTGCTGCTGTTGCTGATTTAGCGCATAGTACAAGCAGTGGTACTCTTCCAACTCCTGATGGAACAGTAAATATAAGTAATGCTGCTTCTCCTACAAATGCGGAGCTATTGACTTATTGCGTTGAACTTGAAGCAAAGCTTGAAGCTGCTCTTGCTCGCCTACGGGAAACTGGTTTAATTGCATCTTAAGGATTAAGTGCAAAGGTAAAAGTGCAACTAATCCCATAAAAAGGATTAGAGTTGTATGAGTAATAGCTTTTAAAATAGCTTCTTTTACCATGTTTCAGAAAATCGCTAATGTTGCAGCCATCCTAAGTTTAGTCATGGTTAGCGGAACTATTGGATCAGCTTACTTTGGTTACAAGTACATCACAAGTCCACAAGGTCAGGCAAAGATAAAAAATGCAATTATGGGTGATTTAAAAAGAACAATGCCTGATCAAATACAAAAGCAATTACCAAAGGTAACAGGGTTGGGTCTTCCTATGTAATGGAAATACCAGATATAAGAATTGAATCAATACCAACAATAAAAATTATAGATATTCCACCCAGTCAGGCCTTAGGTTTTCCAAGTCCATCCATCCTTTTGCCTGGCTGCTATAAACAACATCGTGACGCAAGGCCAACTAATACACAGATTATTGAAGATGATCCGACGGGTAGTTATTGGGTTTGCTCTAACGGCCCATTACCAACCATAGAAGTGCCTCAATATAACCCTGCAAAAATGGTTTATTCAAACGATAAGGAGGAAGAAAAATCAGAAAATAAACCTCCTGAATTTAAAGGGGAACAGCCAAAGATTCCAAAGCAGAAAAAAAAAGATGATGTGTTTGTCCCTTGTCCTGGCCCTAAGAATCAAAAAAAAGGAGATTTTAGAAACGATTTACGACTAGAGCGTGTCGTTGATTGGAAACTTAGCGACGATGGTAGCGAATGTATAACCTTGTATGAATCCGTCAAATTTATCGATACCTATTTCGTTTCTTTACCTACTGCCGTTTCTACTGCTTCTATTGCTGTGGTCGCTGCCACTGTTCCATTATTGGTTCCTGTTATCAAGGCTGCCGTAAAAAATATAATTAAAAAACTTACTTCGAAGAAGAAGAAATAATTTTATGTGTATGGGGTAAGACTTGATTTGGTTTTTCTATAATCTCAACATCTTTGCAAATTGAATAATAAGGGCTTGATTTTTTCAGGCGGTAGCCTTTAGAAAGTAGCTCCGCACAATTTTTGTAACGTGCGATATGCCAGTCCATTTCAAGATTTAAAAGCTTTTGATTTTGCAGCTCTATTTGTTTATTTGCAGCCCTTAAACATGCGTTTTGAAAGCGCTTGTCAAGTGGAACTATAAAACTTAAGGTTACGCCACTATTTAAAGAATAAGCATCCTTATTTGTTCCTGAATAGTTACGCTGCATATATAAAATATCTCCTGGATTATCAGGAACACCGTCACCCGTTGGATTTCCGTCATCATCGAAATCCCCTACTAAATCGGTTGGATCATATACGGGAGTTTCATAGGAATGGCTAAAGGGTTTCATATAATTCACCCCGAATTGTGTATATGGTTGAAGTGCCATCGTTGCGCCTTGACATTGAATTTGTTGCGGCCCGTAGCTGTTAGTCGTCATATTTCCTGTAGTCTGTTGAATTGCAATATTTGAGACTGACCCATTATTTGATTGTGAAACCGCATTTGCTAATACTTGTGAAGGGAATAAAAATATTAACGCTGCTATTTTGTAAAGACTGACGTTGAGGTGGTTGTTGATTGGGTGTCTATTGTGCGAGTCAGAGAAGTTACATTTGAAAGCGAAGGTCCAGAGTAACTTTCTACGAATTGAAAGGCGTTCCCTGATGTTGGGTTGGTCAGTGACCAATTTGGTTTTGTTGTGAAGTCTTGTCCAGTCCATTTATAACTTACCCCGTCCGTTGTTCCTGAAATTTGCACCGCATCCATCGACATATTTCCCCCGTCGTGCGTAATGCCTGCCCCACTGACCGAATAAGAAAATCCCGTATTATAGTCTTTTGAGACGATCGTCTCAATCGTTGAGGAACTAGAAACGGTAGTACTGGACATGGTTCCGGTTGTAAATCCTCCAATTGGATTTGAGAAACTAGGCGTTGCATATAAGAGAAATAAAAGGCATAAGCGTTTCATCAATCCACAAATAAAGAGGTTGTATGCTGCCCAGTAATAGTCGTACCAGTCGCGGTGCCAGGAGTAAGGGTTAAGGCTCCATCTCTACCTACTCCAATTGTTCCCGTGCCTGCTGTTCCTACAGATGTAGAGGTAACGTTTGAATACGCTGGAATTTCACCAACAGTAATACTGTTTTCTGTAGTATCGCCAGCAGTATGAGACATTTGGAAACTGAAATCTTGGCCTTCTGTGCTTTGTGACGCTGTAACTGCTGAAAATGCATTAACCCCATTAGTGACCGCGCCAAGACCGCCTAGCTCGTTGGTATCGTCACCTACTGCAATATCAACACCTGAACCACTAATCGAGTAGGAATTACCCTGACGGGTTACGGTTGAACCTGGGGCTGCAATAGTGATAGAGGCGCTTGACTGGATAGTGTGCGTTATATCTGCTTTTACAGGAATAGCAGCGAGAAGAAAAGCAAAGGGGATTAATAGTTTTTTCATTGGAGTTTACCGTCGGGGCCAATAGTTCTATTTGTGATGGGATCAACTCGGATAACGTCTGGTTTTCTGGTAATTAATTCTATAGGTTGTTTGATAATTATGGTTTGATAACCGCTACCGTTTCCTATATTTTTTCCATTTCCGTTTCCATTGGCCTCGTCTTCTTTCTTTTTCTTTTTCGCTCCAGCAGCAGCATTAACACTAATTCCGAGCCCACCTAAAATATTTCCAAGCAAACCTGCTGCAAAAGTCGAGTCCACACGGGGCTGGTCTGGAATGTCCACTCCAAAGAGTCTTGAAGGCAATTTTATGTATCCAAGAGACAAGACGAGCAAGCACCAAGTCAAAATAAATCCTTGTGCAACTGTAGAGACAAGAAACGT